CGATGATTTATTGCAGCTAAAAAGGAGCCAAAAATTGAGACTACAAGACCAAGAATTGCAACAATAGATGTTTGAGTAGAATCCATTACTATTATAACAACTATAAATAAATGGCGACCATGTCAGCGGGAGCAGAAAAACAAGCCGAAAGCTACTCTTTAGGCGATGATGATATTAGACAGCTACTGCCTGGTATCAAGATAACCAGTTACCCTGATCTCGCAAATATAACAGATGTAAATCAACTCTTTGATAGAAAAGGGAGAGCTATTGTGTTCTTTCCACAAGATGGGCCATCTGTAGGACATTGGTGTTGCATGATTCGAGATGGTAGACACATTGAATTTTTCGATTCATATGGCAAATATCCAGACACCCAGAAGCCCGATAGACAAGAGCAAAAAGAACTTGGAATGGACAGGCCTCTTCTCACTAATCTGTTAGAAAACTCCGGATGCCGTGTTATCTATAACAAAGTTGCTCTTCAAAAAACAAAAGACGACGTACAGACTTGTGGTCGGCATTGTGTCTGTAGACTTCTTTATAGTAGATATCCGATAGGTCGATACAGAGCTATGATAAAATCTACTGGTCTGACTCCAGATGAATTTGTAACTAAAGAAACAGTTCAAACTCTTGGAAAATAATAACTTATCTATATAGAATGAGCTATAGTTTTCGATCTATAGTAGACGGCGGTTCTGATTCGGACTTAGTCTACTACAATGCGACTTTAACAGCTACTAAGACCTCTGATATGGTCTTGAGTCCTGTACAAGCACCTATAAGATTCAATGAGTCAAGAGATGCCCCTATTGTTAAAGATGCAAGTCAATACTATTTTTCTATTATCCGTTTCTCTATGAACGGGCCAGGCAAAAATCTCCCTTTGTTTATACCGTTGATTCAGACCAATGGTAATGTTGTTCCTCTTCAAACTGATCCAAATCTTACAGTTTACTATGCATCTCTTGCATATCAGCGCTCATGGAATTATACAGAGGCTGATGGTGTAACACCGGCTACGGTCATGATTACTCTAACTCCTCCTTCTATACCAATAACTTACATATCGGAAACACAGAATACTCAAGTGGCTCCGTTGCCAGGGTCGCCCGTGACAGGAATAGTTAAACAAGACTTGAGTACAAGATACTATTGGATTTATACGTACAAGCACTTTGTCCAGCTCGTCAACAATGCCTTTTTGACAGCAATGAATGCTCTCTGGCTAGACTGGGGAGTCGCATGGGCTAATCAAGTTACTGCAACTGGATCTGCTACGGCAGATCCTTATCCTACTTTTGATTCATTCTTACTAGACCAAGATGTACCGTGTCTGTACTATGACGAAGTAACTAATTTATTCGAGATTTACGGTGATACTCGATGCTTTAATGTTTCTGGTCAGTTACAAGTTCCTGGGCCCGGCTTTCCTGATGGTACTCAGTCTAGTCTTCCTGCATTTGTTCCGCCGGTTTATGTAGCTGGTGGTCCAGCTTCTCCTGCCAGTCAATGTTTTATTCGATTATTCTTTAATGATCTCTTATTTGGTCTGCTGTCTAACTTTAATAATACGTTTCTTGGAGCTGTAAATGGCTCAACTATTCTAATGCCTCTTACTCTTACGACTCCAACTGTTTTACCAAATCCGTCTGGCGGTGCTATTCTGTATATAAATGAGATACTGTTTACAAATCAACAGTACAGAAACATATTGAATAACAATCCTGTTCTTCAAAATAATTCAGCAGTACCACCTCCGCTTTATAATCCATACTTCTTTCTTCCGGTATCGAAACAAAATTTGTACTGGGTAGCCAAACAAGATTACAGGAGTATTGATTCTATGTGGTCTCCTGTAGCCAATATAGTCTTTACGAGTTCACTGCTACCTTTGAAGAAAGAGTTTAATGCGGCTCCTGTAGAACTCAATCAGAATAACACATCTGGTAAATCTGTTCCGGCCCAAAGCTCATTCGAGCCAATCATTTGTGACTTTTCCGTCGATCAACAGATTGAGGCTGCTCAAGGATACAGGTCATTTACGCTGTACGAACCTACTGCAGAGTATAGACTGTTAAGTATGCAGGCCAGTCATGATGAGATTAGAAATATCGATATCCAGGTGTTCTGGCGGTACAGGCTCACAGGAGAGCTGATCCCTCTGACAATGTCGAATTCTTCAGACGTGAGTATCAAGATGATGTTTAGAAAAATAGATTTCAGGTCTTAAAGGCCGTGAGGGCTTAGGCCCATTTCATAAAAAATTCTCTTCGCTCTTAATAACGAATGAACAGAATTTTGATAGTCCCGGCCCAGGCTATTCTGTATAAGATAATCATCGGCACCAAATACTATGTAGGCTCCACAAAAGGATCTCTACAAGCCCGACTACTCGTACACTATAAAAAATCAACATTGTTTCCAAACCGAAAGGTCTACAAGGCTATTGCAGACTTGGGAGGCTGGTCTTTATGCACTATTGAGATAATCAAAATGTTTGCCTTTACAACGGCAGAGGCCCTCAGACTAGAAGAAAAAGCATTTATAAACTTGGCAGATGAATGTTGTCTAAATTCTATACGTTCGTCAGTCTAAAAATTTTGTGTGGCCTATTTATAATGAGTTCTGACATTTCCAAGATGGCGGTCTACGACTCTAGAATTGTTCAGCTTCAGCCTTCTTACGCGGTGGAGAAAGGTGCGCTGTCTATTACGAATTCCCCCTTTGCCGCTATTTCCCAGAGCCAGAGCCAACATTCGTATAACGTGTATGTGCCCTCTGAGAACGTCTATGTCGCCCGTGATGTAGACTGGTCTTCGACGGTGAATCTGCGTGTTGATGTTCAGCTAGGTGATACTCAGGGTGGCCAGTACCCTATCGGCCAGCCTCTGCTTGAGCTTGGTGTCGACGGTTCTTTAGCCGCGTTTCCTCTGAACTCCATGTGTGCCACCATTACGGCCACAATCAACGACACCACGACCACAATCAACTCTCAGGATGTTCTTACTGAGATTATGCGTCTGACCGACTACCGTGGTAACAGGCTCCAGAGAACTTGCCCGACGATGTTAGACAAGTACCAGCAGAATGCAGATGCATTAAATGCCCAGAATGACCCTATTTCTGGCTACACCAATGCGTCTCATGACTATGCTGAGCCTACCAACGGCTCTTGGAATAACATAGTGTTCACGACTGCTACTGGTGCAGTGCTCTTGCCTAGTGTTCCTCTGACTACTTATGTGGATGCCTATGGTAATACGGTAGACGTGGTAGATGGTATTCCCGTTTCGACTGACCAGGGTGCTGGTGTTGTAAACGGTATTTACTCTGTGTTCCTTCAGTTCAGGACGTCCGAGAAGCTGTCTCTGTCCCCGTTTATTTTTGCTAATGAGCATGGGGAAGACACTGGTCTTTTTGGCATCAATAACATTCAACTGGTGATGAACATGCGTGAACCTGGGAGGGCAATGCGTCTCCGTGACAGGTTTGTTGGCACTACGACCAAGCTGTACTACGGTACTTCTACAAATCCTACCCAGTATTCTGCCCCTGTGCTTTATAATACTGGCGTGGCAAATGGCCCGTTCAGCGACTCTCAGGTACACGTGCAGTTTCTGACTCCTTCTCTGTCGATTCCTCTGCCCCCCAAGAGTTGTGTGCCTTATCTCGAGTTTCCTAGGTATATTACTCAGGTAGCGAATCCTCTACCCGCCAATACCTCTGCCCAGCTTGTGTCTCAGACCATTACTCTCCCCCAGATTCCTGATCTGCTGATTATCTATGTAAAGGCCACTGCAGACCCTGCGGTTACCGCGGTTGACCGTTCGTTAGATCCTGCTCTTCCTCAGTACGGTTCTGCTTATCTGCCTGTTCTGACGTCTCAGAATGGTGCACGGTCTGTGGCTCCTCTCAGTGTGAACTTCGATAACTTTTCTGGTCTGCTCTCGTCTCACACGTCTGAACAGCTGTACGCGATGAGCGTACGCAATGGCCTGGAGATGGACTGGAACACGTGGTCTGGTCAGGGCCGTGTGGCTAGTGGTGCTGGTGGCAAGTCTGTGTCTACCACTGGTGGCTTTCTGGTTCTGAAGCCTGGTGTTGATCTGACTCTCCAGGAGGGCCAGGCACCTTCTCTAGTGGGTAACTTTACTCTTCAGTTCAACGTGTCTGTACTCAACACGTATCCTTTCAGTGTGCGCCCCCAGATTTTCATCATTACGGCCAACTCTGGGTTCTTCGAGAGTATCCGTGGCTCTTCTCGTATCATCAAGGGTGTGCTGTCCGAGCAGGACATTATTGCAGCACCTCTGGCTCCTGCCGGTACTCTTGCTGGCCTGGCTCGTATGGTCGGTGGCAAGATGCTGAGGATGGCTAACAGGATGATGTATGCTCCTCGTGCCCCTGGTCAGCAGAGGGAACGCCAAGCTGAAAGGAAGCCCGAAGTTGCTAAAAGTCTCTCTCAGCGTCTAATGTAAGGTTCGATGTCCGAATCGATTGCGAAGCAATTGGCACTGACATCGAAACAAATTTCGATGTCCGAATGAAATATTAATAAGCCAAAAATTTTGTTTTGCCTTATTATAAGATGGCTTTGGAATCTCTTTCGAACGCATTGCAGAGTCTGGGAGCCCAGCCCTATGTAATGAATCTCAGGTCTGCAACGGCCCTGACGAATGATCCTACTTGGTCTCCAACTACTCAATATTTTATCAATGACATGGTCCAGTCTCCTGTAAATGGTGGGATGTACGTGTACACTGCATGGAATCCTAACTTAGGTGGCTCTAATCAGGGGTCTTGTCTGGTGTCTGTAAATGATCCTAGTTCTGCTAATGGTGCCGCTGAAGGATGGGCTCCTACGCAGTCGGTCGGTTTAAGGACTGTTACACGAACTTCTGCTGCTGTAACTGGTGTAGCAGCGGGTGCAGCGGGTGCTCTTGGTGGAACGGCAGGTCTTGCTCTGACTTTTACCGGTGCTGGCGGTCTTGGTCAAGTGTCTACTTGGCTTGTAAAAATTGATTACACTATGTCCATAACTGCTCCTCCGTTTGCTACGGATACGTGGGCCCAGTGGACTGTAACGCCTAACGGCACAGGACCTGCTGCTGTCTCATCTATTCATTTATTTGGTGCTGGTGCAACTACGGATGGTGCTAATGCTGCTTCTGGATCCCCGGTTTCTATGGTAGTAAATGCTCCTGCAGATGCAACACAGTTTGCTATTTCTGCTCGTCAGAGTGCAACGGCTACTGTTCTGCTACCTGGCACAGTAACTGTCACGTATTCTCGTCTGGCTTAAGCAGTTGCATTGCAACCAGCTCATATATAAGTTTGATTAAACTAATTAATCAACCTTATATAGTAGATGTCGGTACAAGGTTTACAAAATCCCTATCAACGCTTACAAGTTCTTCCTGATACTATTAATTGGAGAGGCACTTGGTTAGTCACACAGCCATATTTTAGAAATGATGTTGTTATTAGTCCAATTAACGGTTCTTCTTATATTTTAGTAGGCCGAACTGCTCTTTCAGGAGGTGTAGATCCATCACTTTCACCAAATTATCAAGAAATCTCGCCTCTTTCGACAGGAATAACTGGAATTTTACCAGGTACAGGTATTGGTATAACGGGTCCTCCAGCAACTCCTACGATTACAAATATAGGTGTACAGACTTTACAAGGAGACGGAGTTACTGTTCTTGTTGATAATACAGACCCTCAAAATCCTGTAATTTCATCCACAGCTATTTCAAATCTGCAACAAGGTCCCGGAATATCTATCGATAATACAAATCCGCAAGTTCCTATAGTGGCAAATGCAGGAGTAAGACAAGTGTTAGCTGCCGATAATACTGTAACTGTTAATGTAGTTTCACCAGGAGTTGTGTCAGTTGCTTCTGGCGGTGTATTATCTATTTTACAGGGACCTGGAATATCTGTTACAGGTGTTGGTAATGTAACAATTGGAAATTCAGGTGTACAATCATTTACTCCCGGTGATGGTATTGCTTCGACCGGTGGTACAAGTCCAACTATTTCTAACACTGGTGTATTATCAATAGCCGCCGCAGATTCTTCTATTATAATCAGTGGAACTGCTCAAAATCGTATAGTAAGAACCGCTGCACCAGTACTTTCCAGAGTTTTTACTACAACTTTTTCAGTACCTAATGATTTTACTCCTAAAGTTCCTGGAACTGCTCAGGTTTTTATAGGATCAACACCTACAAGTCCAAATATTTTTACAGATTATTTATTTAACGGTGCACCGGATGCAACAGGTATTTTTATAATCGATTTATCAGAATTTCTGTTACTTTTTGGAACTTTTGGTCAAACAATTCTTGCAAATGTTTTTTATGTGGCATTTTTTGACTCTGTTTTAAATGTAGAGTATGTTTCTGCAGTAGTATTAAATAATTCATATTTAATTGGAGGCCAACCATATCCCGTTACAACATCTATTGGCCAAGTTTATTTCAATGTTGCTGATGCTCGTACTGCTGGAATGAGGACTTTAAGTCAAATAAGAGTCTATAATAACACTAATGCCAATCTATCTGTGTCATCGATGGCAACAACTGTAAATGGAACCTATTATCCTTTAGGATTACAATAGGGAACCCCTTGCTTTTATTTTATTGAGTACAATAATAATAATCTAAGACTATAGTATGGCAGCACAAAGCTCATTAGATTTATCTAATCCTTTTAACAGATTAGCAACTCTTCCTCAAGCCGTAAACTGGCGAGGAACATGGTCTCCAGCAATAGTTTATTTTAGAAATGACATAGTAATTTCTCCATTGAATTTTGGATCATATATCAATATTTTTCCAGGAACTACTATACGAGGAGGAGGAGATCCCTCAACAAATCCCGTATCTTGGTATGCATTTGGTGCAGGTGCTGCAGGAGTTCAAGAAATTCAAGGTTCTCAGTATATAGATGTATCACAATCGACAACTCCGACTATTTCTAACAAAGGAGTTTTGAATGCTATTCTTTTACCAGGCATAGACAATCTTAATACTAATTTAAATCCTATTTTAGAAGACTTAGGACTTACTTCTATTATACCAGATACAGGTATAGCATGGGATTCAGCAACAAAAAAACTGTCTAATACAGGTGTAACACAAATTATAGGTAATGTAGGACCAGGAATTTCTGTTACAGGAACAACAACCGTTTCTCTTGCTTGTACGGGTGTTATTTCGATTTTTGCAGCTCCAAATTCAGGACTTTCAGTAACTCCTGGACCAACACCTTTGATCTCGAACACTGGGCTATTAGGTATGGGTGTAGGAACTGGTTTATTAAATCAAGGTGACGCAGCCCAATTTTATGTTTTTAATAATGGTCTAATTGATCTCGCAACAGTAGATAATAGTCTACTATTGAATAATTTTCCAGATCTCACTCTGGCTACTGTTAATCCGTCTATTTCACTTATCTGCACTCAGTCCCAAACGTCTAACATGGCTCCAAATCCACTTCAAGGAGGTACAGTTGGTCAGCCACCACCAACTGGTTTAATTCCTGTTACACAGATTGCAGGAACTAAATGGGCCACGAGTATTGCTACACAAAGTCCTTATTCAACGGGTACTTTTACAATTAATGTGTCTTTAGCATACTCATTACAAGCAAATACAACAAGCCCGTCATTTGATGCAGGTAATACATTATTTACTATTTTTGACTCAGTAAATAATGTTTCTTATCAGCCTTCTGTAAATATAAATCAGATACAGCACAATCGTAACTTGCCAACTAATGCCTCTCCAGCATTTTATATTATGATGTTAAGAGTTGTAGTAGACTTAACAGAATTATGGAACCAAGGATTTAGAATTATGACACACTTTAAACTTCAGCAAATTGCTGTTTTAGATCCATCAAAGGTATTTATATCTTTAAGATCGATGAATAGTAATTTTTATGCTGTCTATAATAGCCAAGTACTAAATTTAATTTAAGTCGGTATCATGCTTCTTATTGCCATCTAAAAATGAATAAACACGTGCCATGGCCCACTGCTCCTTAGACAACTTCTGAGACATTGGTCCAGGCCCTTTTTTGAACGAGCCTTTAAATCTAACACTCTGCGGATTAGTTTTATAAGCCCCAATACCTCTGTTATATACTTGTTGCAGAATAGATATCGATACTCCTGTAGCATTGCTCAAATCTTCTAAACTTTGGCTTCCTTTTAACTTGTATTTTTTTAGAACTTTTTTTCTGTGTATTGCACCACCTTCAAAATTACTAAGCATGTGGGCTCTGTAAGAGGCATAGAATGGATTTAGAAGTGCTGCTAATCCAGTAGCAATTGAAATTGGCCTGACTTCTATACCTGGAATAAATCGACCAACAATATTGTACAGAGGATCGGCTGCGTTGTAGATACGACGGTGTTTAGGATTATTATATACGAACTGTGGCTCTACAGCTCCATTGTAACTAAGGCCCTGGCTAAGAAGACCCATTTGCAAAAATCTGTCCATAATTGCCGCTCCAAGACTGTGACCCGCCCCGACATAATAATATTCTGATTGTGGATAGTATTTTTGGCATTCTAACAGGACTTGCAAATCTGTCTGATATCGGCTTGATCTATCCAATGTTCCTGTGGCTACATTAGGCCAAGATGCTACATCTGTAGAGTCCGCTGTTCCACGTATAGAAACAATAATAACTTGGTCTTTAATATAGAATTTAATGGTAGGCAGACTAAATAAGAGCTTGAATCCGCCGACTTCTAACAGAGTCTTACCTTGATATGCTGATTGGACTATTTTCTGCATGTCGTCCAATGAGGCCATACTACAAGATTGATTTGATTTTTTATCTATACTATTATTAACATGCAACCAGACTTAGACAATATCCGTAAATATTTAGAGACTCATCATCTCGGAGTAAATAAATATAGAGTTACTGTCGGTGAAGGAGTAAGTCAATGTTTTGGTATAGTCTCGAAACGATCTGCACCACCAGATCTATCAAGACAATCTTGGCT